GCCTTTATGAAAGAGGATGCATGGAAAGAAGCCATACGTCCAGTATTTATGGTAAGAGGTAAGAAAGTCTTATTCATCTCTACACCTAAAGGCAAGTCATGGTTCTATGAGTTATTCCAGTTAGCCAAGGCACCAGACTACCCTAACTACAAGGCCTACACAGGTACTTCATACGACACACCTTACATTAACGCAGAGGAGATAGCTGATGCCAAGAAGACTCTGCCACCTAATGTATTTGAACAAGAATATCTAGCCAAATTTATCGACAGCGGAGGTGAAGTCTTCAGCAACCTAGAGAAGAACCTTTTGCCACTCTATCCTGCCCCCGTGGGTAAAGTGTATTGCGGGATCGACCTAGGTAAACAAGAAGACTTCACTGTCGCCACCTTTATGGACAGTCAAGGCCAAGTGGTCGACATCTATAGAGCCAATGCACAGGAGTGGACCACAATGGTCAATGAGATTATACAGAGGATTAAAAAGTGGTCTGCTACTGTGATGGTGGAGGTTAACTCTATCGGTGATGTGATATATGAGCAGATCAAGAACCAGTGGCAAGATACACACCCATTTGTAACTACAAGTAAATCTAAGAATGAAATGATTGAGGGTCTGATACTTGACATGAATGAAGTCAATGTAAAGATACCAAATGCAGAGCTGTTTCCGTGGCTTCTAAGCGAACTAGAAGTATTTACGTATGATTACAATCCAAAGACCAGATCGATCAAATACGGACATCCAAGCGGCTTCCACGATGACACGGTTATCTCACTCGCCATAGTTAACTACAATCGTAAACAAAATAAAACTCTGGGTACCTATGCAGTGATGGGCAAGAGGTAATTCAATTCATCAAACAAATATATTTCTAAGTAGATGGCAACGATCAATATAAATAACAAGCGATATGAGATACCAGAAAGACTGACCATTGAGCAATACCAAAAGGCAATGGCGTTTGACTGGGAAGACCCTAAGTACTATCCAATGATAGTGTCACAATTGACCGGTGCACCATTAGAACTAATTAGTAAAGCAGAGGAAGAGTCACTAACCCTGGCAATTGCACTGATAGTACATCAGATGAATCAGAGAACTAAGTGTAAGATGAAGGACCTAACTGAGATTACATTCGGTGAATTCATTGACTTAGATGTGTGGATTAGCTTAGGCGTAGACAAACACCTACAAGATATGGCCAACATATTATGTGAGAAAACTAAATGGGCTGACGAGGCTATGTGGGCTGTAGATGAATTCTCTAAGTTCCGTACATTTACGTTTAGACAATACCAGGCACTATTCGGAGTACGTGACAAAGACTTTGAGGAAGCAAAAGAAAAACTAGATCAGGGTGTAATAGACCCGATGCAAACAGCCAGATCGTGGTACAAGGTGATTGTGAGCCTTGCGCAAGAGGATCTGTTAAAGATAGATAAAGTAACGGAAGAACCGTTAAAGAAAGCTCTGAACTTCATGGCCCTACAGAAAGAGAAGGCGCTAGAAGAACAACAGAGACAATTACAACAAAAGAGACAATATGACTTACAAAGAACTCGTAGATAGTATTAAGAATGTGGTAGAAGGCCACCTGATACTCAGAGACTTCGGCTACGGAGCCTTAACAGATATTAAGACGGTAGATGAGGGTACCCGCGTTAACTATCCATACGCGTTCCTAAATCCTACACAGTCAACTAGAACAGGACAGACCATTACATACAGGTTTAACCTCATCGTAATGGATGTCGTACAAGAGGACCCAACTAACGGGTTTAGTAACTACTTAAAAGTACAATCAGATTGCCAACAGTATGTAGATGACATCTTGGCACAGCTACGCTTCGGTGAACCACTCAATGACTTTGACCTAACCCTAAATGTAAACCTCACACCATTTAAGGAGAGATTCCAAGATACAGTAGCGGGTATGACAGCTACCTTAGAGATCGAGATACCTTACGCACTTAATCTATGTCTAGCACCAGTATTACAACAATACTTTTTAGAGTACTCATTTACACCTAACTCAATTAAAGAACCAGATCCGGTTGGCCAAACTATCGGGACTCAACAACCTACATACGATCCTCTAGGCTTATGGCATTCGGGCAATGAACCTGACAGATACTACACAGCGGTCTACTTTAATGAACCTAACACAGGCTATTATATTACAGTGACAGGTACTGCTAGGGCCTTAGAGTCTAAGCCAATCCCACCTGCACCTATAGCATCAACGACAATTACTACAGTCGAGGTACCACCTACAACAGGTAGTACTCAAAATTATACACCTCTAATAGATGGCCAAAATACATGGCCAGAAGGTCAAACAACTACTAACCAGTTTGAATGGAAAGCAAACTACGAGGTTAACTCAGGTAATATCTCAGGTAACCAACAGACTGCACTAGTGTGGTCACTCAGAGGTGACGCGGACCCAGCAGATGAATCACAAATGGAGTTTATTGTAACTGATATAAAAATACGTAAACAGAGAATATAATGAGCGGATGTAGTAATTTAACAAACGGAATAGCCAGAGGTTGTAACGACCAAGTCGGTGGTATTACTGGCGTACATGCCACATTAGCATATCATGATGGTATAAACCCACCAGACAATGGGATAGTTGTAGGTAATGTTGATCAGAACATGGTAATAACTAGAATTAGTAGCTACGACCCAAGCCAGCAAAGCTATGTAAATAGTACATGGAATTGGGTAGAAGCTGACAACGGTAGAGGTAATCTAACAGAGACTTACAATATCGGAGGTACTGGTAATATCTTAGGTTTTCACCAGTCTCTTAAATTCTTTATACCTACTACAGCTGAACCAAGTGTTACAACATTACCCTATTCTCATACATTACAAAACTGGGTTAAACTACAGGCCGGCCAAAACAATTTAGTAATTGGAGTAGAGTTAGACCATCATAATCCTGGAATATCTTATGAGCCTAAATGTTTTGTATTTGGATTAAAACGAGTGGGACCTGGTATTGAAGTTATATTACCTGATTTCCCTCCGTTCACAGGCCATCCTGCATACTTTGCTAGTGGCGATAAACAGACTGGTATCGCATACGGAGATGATAATGGTTATACAATAGAAATTGCGGCAAACTCAAAGCAACCGATGTTTGAAGCTAGTTATATGTCACTGCATACTAATCAAAGTACAAGATACTATTTAGGAACAAACCAGGGTACAGATCTTACTAATAGTATATGGAATCTGTCAGGTCTAGAGTACTTCTTAGGTGCTAATATCAGACAACTAGGTAGTACAGGCATGTTCCCTGAGATATATGTAATGCCAGGTGAAAGACTCACAGTAGGTGGCTATGTCACAGCTGATTGGGTGGCTGATGTAACTACTAACAACGGCTTTCAGGTAGAAGCTTACATTGGTGCTACTGGAGAACCAACAGACCCTGTATTGACAACAGTAGGATTTACTGGTTCTGGTGCAGGTGTCGCTGAAGCTTACTTTACCGGCTCATGGGAAAACACCACAAATAATATAATAGGTGTACACCCACTTAGACTAAGAGCTACTAATGGATTTACTGGTAACTTGAATAACCCACCATTCTCACCATACGTTAGATTCGATCAAATAACTAGAACAACAAGGTCATGACAGTAGAAGAGTTTGAGAATGCATTAGGGGACTTCGGTGAGACTATGTCAAACCTCAGCCCTATCCTTACACAAATAGGAGGCCGCATAGTAGATGAGGTCAAGGCAGGAGCTCCGATCGACACTGGTGCACTAAGACAGTCGATCAAGGCAGTTATCCAAGATGACGCACTGTCGTTAGAGATGCTGTACTACGGTATCTTCCAGAACTATGGTGTAGACGGGATGAACAACGCACCAGCTAGTGAGGTACCCAGATTTGGCGTACCACAACCTACCGCGGGTAGACGTTTCGGTTTCTCAGGTAACTATGAGATGATCGGCGGCGACCTACCCTTCGGTGCAAGAAAACAAATATATAAAATGGGCTTAAAGCCACAATCCTTCTTCGATGTAGATGCAATAGCAGGAGCAGTAGCAGACGGAGTGACACAGGCCTTAACAAGAGAATTTTAACTATGGCAGTATCAATGACACAAAACCCTGGAGACTACAATGTAGCCTATGGCCCTAATGTAGTGACGTTAGATGGCTTAGGTAGTGCAAACAAGTATGTCTTACAGGTACAAACACAAACAGGCACCGTGCTTGCAGATATTAGACAGTCTGCAAACTCTAACGGTGTAGCCATGTTTGATATACAGAATATCCTACAGACTTATGTAGCTCCACCTGACAAAGAGACTCCAGCAGCGGGTGTAGGTAACAACGACGTCTTAGCACTCTCAGCTAACGAGGTGTTTAAGTACATTTTAAGAATCGGCTCAGAGACTGGTGGTACTGTCACACTAGAATCTGCAAGTTACGGTCCTTATCAAGTATGGGATGGCGTAAAAGAATACTACGAAGAGAACTACCAGACATACGGCGGTGTATGGCCACTGAGAGCTGCCACACAAGGAGACGACGCATCACCTGCATGTACAGAAGTAGTAGCAGAGGCTAGACCACTTACATCATGGAGATACAGCAGAACTGGAAGTCAATTAGCTGGTACGCCAAGTGGCTTAGGTGCCAATGAGGTCTACTATGTCTTTGACGTACTTGCAGGCGAACAGATGACTATGTCGTATTTTAACGATGTGTTACGTGTATCACCTCCACCAGCATCACAAGCTAACCACATTGAAGGTTTTAGAATCGTTACATTCTCTGGTAGCACACAGACACAAGATGTAGTTATCCCTAACATTACACCTAACGGTGGTGGACCTAACGCAAGTTATGGTGGCACAGTAGCAGGTAACGGCGACTCATTGATCGTTAACATGGGTGTCGGACCACTTAACTTAGCCAATGTACCTTACACGGACGCATCAGGCAACTCACAGACATTCCAATTAGGTAATCCAACACATTACTATATTATACCACTTGCGTACAATCCTGGTACTTGTTTGGCAACTCACACAGGTTTTTCTGATGAGCCATTGATGTCACCTATTAGAATTAACATAAAACCAGCAGACTGTTTAGACTACGATCCTATCAGATTTGCGTGGTTAAACCCTTACGGTG